CTAAAGAATTAAGTAAACTTAAAAATATATTTGACTGGAGATCATATCCTGAAGATCAAAAAGAAAAGTGGTACGATTATATAGACGAAGAGTTTAAGCGTAGAGACGAAGGCTTTTGGTTTATAAACAATGGTAAGCCAACATATATAACAGGTAGTCACTACATGTATTTACAATGGAGTAAAATAGACGTAGGCGCACCTGACTTTAGAGAAGCAAACCGTTTGTTTTTTATATTCTGGGAAGCTTGTAAAGCTGATAAAAGATGTTACGGTATGTGTTATCTTAAAAACAGAAGATCTGGTTTTAGTTTTATGTCTTCAGCTGAAACAGTTAATTTAGCCACTATATCAAGTGATAGTAGATATGGTATACTATCTAAATCAGGTGCAGATGCTAAAAAAATGTTTACAGACAAAGTTGTTCCAATATCAGTCAACTATCCTTTCTTTTTTAAACCGATACAAGACGGTATGGATAGGCCTAAGTCTGAGCTTGCTTATCGTGTACCTGCGAGTAAGTTTACGCGTAAAAAAATTACTGCAAACGAACAGCAGGAAGACTTGGTTGGACTTGATACTACTATTGATTGGAAAAACACAGGTGACAATAGCTATGATGGAGAAAAGCTTAATTTATTAGTACACGACGAAAGTGGTAAGTGGGAAAGACCTGACAATATATTAAATAACTGGCGAGTAACAAAAACTTGTTTACGTTTAGGTGCTAGAGTAGTTGGTAAATGTATGATGGGTAGTACTAGCAACGCATTAGATAAAGGTGGTAGTAATTTTAAAAAACTATACAATGACTCAGACGTTACTAAGCGTAACAGAAATGGACAAACAAAGTCTGGTTTATATTCTCTTTTTATCCCAATGGAATGGAACTATGAAGGATTTCTTGACAAATACGGACAACCAGTATTCAATAACCCAGATCATGATGTATACGGACCAGATGGTGAATTAATAGATTATGGAATTATTGACCATTGGAATAACGAAGCTGAAGGTTTAAAAAACGATCAAGACGCATTAAATGAGTTTTACAGACAGTTTCCAAGGACTGAAGAGCATGCGTTTAGAGATGAAGCTAAAAACAGTATATTTAATTTAGTAAAAATATACGAGCAAATAGATTACAACGAAGGTATTGGCGCGCAAGGCAATGTTAACACTGGTAACTTTCAATGGGTAAATGGCATAAAAGATACGCAGGTTATATTTTACCCAGATCCAAAAGGTAGATTTAATGTTAGTTGGTTTCCACCTAGTCATTTGCAAAACAAAGTAATAGTTAAAAACGGCATTAAATACCCAGCAAATGAACACGTAGGTGCATTTGGTTGTGATAGTTACGATATATCTGGAACTGTAGATGGTAAAGGTTCTAACGGTGCTTTGCATGGTTTAACTAAGTTTAGCATGGAAGATGCACCACCAAACCACTTTTTTTTAGAATATATATCAAGGCCACAAACTGCAGAGATATTTTTTGAAGATGTGTTAATGGCTTTAGTATTTTACGGTATGCCAATACTGGCAGAGAATAATAAACCTAGATTACTATATCATTTAAGGCGTAGAGGTTACAGAGGTTACAGTATGAACAGGCCTGACAAAATTTGGAATAAACTTTCAACATCAGAAAAAGAAATAGGTGGTATACCTAACTCTAGTGAAGATATAAAACAAGCGCATGCAGCTGCTATTGAAATGTATATACAGCAACATGTAGGTCATTTAGAAAATGGTGTTTATGGTAATATATATTTTAATGAAACTTTAAACGACTGGGCTAAGTTTGATATAACAAAAAGAACTAAGTTTGACGCTAGTATTAGTTCAGGACTTGCTATCATGGCTTGTAATAGAAACCTATATAGACCAAACGCAAAAATAGAAAAACCTAAATTAAACATAAATATTGCTAAATATCAAAACACAGGCAATACATCAAAAATAATAAAATAAATATGTCATATTCTATTAATAATTATTTTCCAAGTCAAGTAGTAAGTGACGCTGAAAAGCTTAGTTATGATTATGGATTAAAAGTAGCCAAAGCTATAGAGCATGAGTGGTTTAACAAAGACAATGGTATTAATAGATACCATAAAAATTATAATGATTTTCATAGATTAAGATTATACGCAGAGGGTAATCAATCAATACAAAAATATAAGGATGAGTTGTCTATAAACGGCGATTTGTCCTATTTAAATTTAGACTGGACACCAGTGCCTATTATACCTAAGTTTGTAGATATAGTTGTTAACGGTATGGCTGATAGAACTTTTGAAATAAAAGCATACTCTCAAGATCCGTATGGTATAGCTAAAAGAACAGAGTATATGCAGTCAATAATTGACGATATGAGTACTGTTGAAATGAATGATTACGTACAAGAAAATTTTAATATAAACTTATACGAAAACGACCCTGACGATTTACCAGAAACAAAAGAAGAACTAGAACTACACATGCAGCTTAGTTATAAACAAGCTGTAGAAATAGCAGAAGAACAGGCTATTAATGTTTTACTAGATGGTAGCCAATACGATTTAGTTAGAAAAAGATTTTATAGAGATTTAACTGTTTTAGGTATTGGTGCTGTAAAAACAAACTTTACAACTTCAGAAGGCGCTACTGTAGAATATGTTGATCCTGCTGATTTAGTTTACTCTTACACTGAATCTCCTTATTTTGATGATATATACTACGTTGGTGAAATAAAAACAATACCTATAAACGAATTAGCAAAACAATTTCCTTATTTAGAGCAATCAGATTTAGAAGAAATAATACAGTCTAGATCTTTGTATACAAATAACTCTTATAAAAACGCTAGTAGCTACGACGAGTTTGACAATAATAAAGTTCAAGTTTTATACTTTAATTATAAAACGTATATGAACGAAGTTTATAAAATTAAAGAAACTGCTAGTGGTGCTGAAAAAGCTATAGAAAAAGACGATACTTTTAATCCACCTGAAGAAGCTGAAGGTAATTTTTCAAAACTACAAAGAGTTATAGAAGTTTTATATGAAGGTGCCATGGTAGTTGGTACTAATAAGTTGTTAAGCTGGGGTATGGCTAAAAACATGATGAGGCCAAAAAGTGATTACAATAAAGTTAAAATGAATTACAGTATAGTTGCACCTCGCATGTACAAAGGTAATATTGACTCACTTGTAAAACGTACTACTGGTTTTGCCGATATGATACAGCTTACTCATTTAAAGTTACAACAAGTAATGTCACGTATGATACCTGACGGTGTTTATTTAGACGCCGATGGTTTAGCTGAGATAGATTTAGGCAACGGAACAAACTATAATCCACAAGAAGCTTTAAATATGTTTTTCCAAACAGGTAGCGTTATAGGTAGATCATTTACACAAGATGGTGATATGAATCCTGGTAAGGTGCCAATACAAGAAATAACTTCTGGTAGTGGAGGTAATAAAATACAAGCTCTTATAGGTAACTATAATTACTATATGCAAATGATACGTGATGTAACCGGTTTAAACGAGGCTAGAGATGGTAGCATGCCAGATGATAGGGCCTTAGTTGGTATACAAAAAATAGCAGCTGCAAATAGTAACACAGCTACAAGACATATACTAGATGCTGGTTTATTTTTAACCGCAGAAGTAGCAGAGCAACTATCACTTAGAATATCAGATATTATAGAGTATTCACCAACAAAAGATGCTTTTATACAATCAATAGGTGTGCATAACGTAGCTACATTAGCTGAAATGTCAGAATTACATTTATATGACTTTGGTGTGTTTATAGAATTAATGCCAGATGACGAGCAAAAAGCCATGCTTGAAAATAATATACAAATGGCACTTCAACAACAAACAATAGACTTAGAAGATGCTATTGATGTTAGAGAAATAAACAATGTTAAACTTGCTAATCAAGTTTTAAAAATACGTAGAAAAAGAAAGATAGAAAGTGATCAGTTAGCTAAACAGCAAAATATGCAAGCACAAGCTCAAGCAAACGCACAACAACAACAAGCGGCTGCTCAAATGGAAGTTCAAAAACAACAAGCTTTATCACAATCTACAGCACAACTAGAACAATTAAAGGCGCAATTAGAGCTTCAAAAAATGCAACAAGAAATACAAGCTAAACAACAGTTAATGGCCTTAGAGTTTGAGTTTAACATGAGATTAAAAGGCATTGAAACTGAAGGTTTAAAAAATAGAGAAAAAGAAAAAGAAGATCGTAAAGATGAAAGAACTAGAATACAAGCTAGTCAACAGTCTGAACTAATAGAACAAAGAAAAGGTAATCAACCTGCTAAAAAATTTGAATCAGCAGGTAATGATATATTAGGAGGTAGAGATGTTACTGATATGTCTAGCTTTACACCTAGATAAAAATTATTAATTATTATTATATTATATTATGGCAAAAAAGAAAAAAGAAAAAGTAGCTGAAGAGGCTAAAAAAGACAACGTTACAAAAGTTGATCTTAGTAAAAAAGAAATAAAAGAAGATGACAATGTCATCAAAGTAGATTTAACTAAAAAAACAGAAACAGATGCCGTTCCAGAGCAAAGCACAGATGAGGTTCCTGTACGCGACGAATCCGAAACTAGCGAAAAAGTACTCGAAGAAAACGTCGAAACAACAGATGAAAAACCTACCGGAGAAAGTACCAACAAGGTTCAAGATGAGCAACCCGTTGTTGAAGAAGTTACAGAAGAAGAAGTAAAAGAACAAGTTGAAGAGTTAGCAGAACAAGCTGAAGAAGCCGTTGCTGAAGCTCAAGAAACTGGTAAGCCACTTCCAGAAAACATACAAAAACTTGTAGATTTTATGAACGAAACTGGTGGTAGTTTAGAAGATTACGTAAAGTTAAATCAAGATTATTCTCAGTTAGATAATTTATCTTTATTAAGAGAATATTATAAACAAACAAAACCACATCTTAATTCAGAAGAAATAGACTTTATGATGGAAGACTATTTTTCTTTTGACGAAGAAATAGATGATGATAGAGATATAAAAAGAAAAAAATTAGCTTTGAAAGAGCAAGTTGCTCAGGCAAAGTCGCATTTAGAAGATGCAAAAACCAAGTACTATGAAGAAATACAATATGGTAATAAGTTGACTAATGATCAACAAAAAGCTATTGACTTTTTCAACAGGTACAACAAAGAGTCAAAAGAACAGCAAGAAGTAGCTGAAAAACAAACTCGTACTTTTTTAAATAAAACTAATCAATTATTCAACAAAGACTTCAAAGGTTTTGAATACAACGTTGGCGATAAAAGATTTAGATACAATATAAAAGATACTAGTTCTGTTAAAGAAAATCAAAGTGACATTAATAATTTTGTTAAGAAGTTCTTAAATAAAAATAATGAAATGGAAGACACTAAAGGCTATCACAAGTCTTTATTTACAGCCATGAATGCTGATGCTATTGCAAAACACTTTTACGAACAAGGTAAGGCTGATGCTTTAAAAGAAAGTATAGCTAAATCTAAAAACGTTAGTATGGACCCACGACAAGAGTTTAACGGTCAGGTTCAAGCTGGTGGAGTAAAAGTAAGAGTGTTAGGTGATAATTCTAAAGACTTTAAATTCAAAATTAAAAACAAAAATTAACAATTTAAAAATTAAAAATTATGGCAATTACTGCAGGAGATAATTTGAATAGCGTGCCTGCTCCAATAAAGCAAACGCTACAAAATAATTATCTAGACTTAGCGTCTACAGCTGGACAAGGCTGGGCGCAACAATACGTTCCAGATTTAATGGAACAAGAGGCTGAAGTTTTCGGTCCAAGAACAATCTCTGGTTTCTTAAACCAAATCGGAGCTGAAGAAGCAATGACTGCTGATCAAGTTGTTTGGTCAGAGCAGGGTCGTTTACATTTATCATACCAAGGTCATGTACACTCTACTTCTGGTGGTGCTGATTCTTCTTCTCAAATTGATATTACTAAAGATATTGACGGTGACACTGGTGTTACTAGTGGTAATCACGGTATTAGAGTTAATGATACTGTTATTATCTCTGACCCTACTAACGGTGTTGTTAAGTGTTTAGTAGTAACAGTTGCTACTGATAGAATTGACGTAGCTCCTTATGGTGCTGCTGCTTTAACAGGTACGAC